TCTTTTATTTTGTATGGATACTCCATTAAGGTTTTCCAGCCGTGGAATTCTACTTTGCCAGATGTTACTAGATCTTTCAAAGGTAAAGGGAAACCACCAAAAAATACCCACTGAAATTGGTTTACTGTTTTACGAATAACATCATTAACATGGTGAAAATCATCCACGTGTTTTACTCTACTATCAACATCGAAGTGAGCTCCAGAGCCACAATACAAAATACGAGGTTTTCTTTTATTATTCTCAAAGTTTGTAGAAATCTCTGTTTTATCATAAAACCTATCCATCCAAAATTTTGGTACAAAATTAGGTACAACAGTTATATTATTATGGCCTGTTTTTTCAGTAAAATAATCTTTCATAAACTGATTAGTAACAGTCATTTCATCAGCCATATTCATTATTTCCATAGAAGTTTGTCTTACTTCCGGACTATCAAATGCAGATCTAAACTTATTATAACCAGGTATATCTTCAATAAAAATAATATCATCTATTTCATAAATAATATTCATTTTTTTCTGGTTATTTTTTTCCTGCTGTTTTTGTATTTCATTAAGAAAGCCCATAAACTTTTTTTGACTTTCTGTTGCTTGGCGTTGAATACGTATAGTTTCAACCCCTTGATAGAAATTTGCATCACCGATCATAACAGTACCTCCAGATATATTAACTACTGATTTGCGCGAAGCATATTTTCAGGCCACATCATCCGCCAGTGTCCGCATCCTGAATAATCTGCGTAAAAGTTAAGACATCTTACAAGGTCTTTATTATGATTGTTTACTTGACCTTTTTTTTCTTCAGTTTGTAATGGTGCTGGCCTAATAGAAGTAGGTACACTAATACTAAACGGCATAGTGCCTAATTTTGTGTAAGGTGATAGCATATTAATTATTATAGTTTACTCTTCTCGTAATTCCATTATTTTTTTCTAAATAAATCGTTTCCCCGGAGCTTTCTTTGGTTGATTCTTTGCGATGAGATATAATATATATGCCTTCGTTATATTGATCTGATCTTTCTTTGAGTATATTTAAAACTAACTCTACCCCCTTTTCATCTAAAGATGAATCTAATAGTTCATCAAACATTACAATATTATAAGATATATCTCCTTGTAATCGTCTAATATCCATAAATGTAAATAAACAAGCAAGATCTATATTTTTACGCTCTGCTCCTGAAAAATTAAAATATGAACATTCTTGACCTTTATCGTTTTTTATTTGTTCTTCAAAAAATTCATTAAACTTACATACACAATTAGCATCCATTTTATCTAAATAGTATAAAAGTCTCCCGTTAAGAATATTAAGAATTTTTTTAACAATATATGATTTAACACCTTCCTCTGATAAAATATACTTTACATATTCTAAAACTTTATTTTCGTGAGATAGTTTTTCGACATCTGCTTGTAATCGATCTGCTTCCTTAGTATATTTTTGTATATCTTGTTCAATTGATGTTACATCATCAGAAATATTATTTACACTATTTATTTCATCATTTATCTCTTCTATTTCATCATTTATTTCTTGTATAGATTTTCTAATTCTTTTATTAGAATCTATAGCTGTTAAACATTCTTTGAGATAATTAGTACATTTATTATGTTTATTTACATAATCTTCTTTACGATCATTTAAATTTTTTATTTGTATAATTATATCATTAATATCTTCAGTACGATTTTTTATATTGTTTTTAAATAATTTTTTCTCTTGTTCGATATGATCTCTATCATCTGCAGATATATCATGTAAACACACAGGGCATTTTGATTTTTCGGTTCCAAGAACTTTATAATTTTTTTCAAACATTTTTATTTCAGTCTCATACTCTACTTTTTTGAGACTAAAGTTGTTTATATTTGAATTGATTTCTTCAATCTTATTTTCTATTAAACAACTCTTTTCTTTAATTGTTTTTATTAAATTAACATCAGGTTCAATTATTTGTTCTTTTAGAGAAATAACTTTATTTTCTTTTTTTTCAATATCTTTATTGAGTCTTAAAATTTTATTTCTATTTTCTTCTTTTTTATTGACAAGCTGCTTTGTAACAATATCTTTGTAATTATTTTGATGTACTAACTCTCTACTAGTAGTATCATAATCTTTTATGATCTCATTATGCTCGGTGCGTGCGTTCTGAAGCATTTGAGAAAAAATCTCTAAATTCAAAATCCCTTCTATAAATTTTCTTTTTTCTACCTTTTTTTGAGCCATAAATGGTAAGGTAGTATTGAGAGACATAATTACGCAATTTTGAAATAACTCAGTTGAAGCTGATAATATTTCTTTAATTCTATTTGTTGTATTAATTATAGTACTCTCGGTTTTATCTTCATCGTTTATATAAAGAAAACATTTTGTAGGTTTAAGAGTTCTTATTATTTTATAATGATCAATATTATTATTTTCTGATACTGAAAATGATAATTCGACGTATGTGCCTTTTTGAGTAATATTATTAACAATATTACTTTTGGGTATTTCTCTTATTGTCTCTCCAAATATTGCAAAATGTATACTATCTGCAATAGTACTTTTGCCTACACCATTTCTTCTATCAAGCTTGTCTTTATTATTACCAGTAATAATATTGATACCTCTTTTGAAATTAATTTCAACTTCTTCGTTACCTATAGAAAGAAAGTTTTTAATTTTTATATTATTAAAATTTACATACTTCATACAAATTGTTTGTATATATCTATTGCTTTTTTTATTACATCCCCTTTGTACTCATTATCAATCGTACTTTCAATATATTCTATAATACATTGTCTAGTATTCAAATCAGAAAATTCGTGATTAAAAGGATTGTCACCAGGATTGAACTTGTGTAAATAATCTACTGTAAGGTCGAACGGATTAAATGCATTGAGTTTAGAAATAATACAATCAAGATCATTTATCTTTATATTATTATCTACATAAAGTTTGAGAATTATATTCTGTAATCTATCTTTATAGCTAGGTAGTTTTTCAATTTCACTGGTTTTGATCTTTACATGTATTGGTGATATATTATTAGGAGTAAAAGTATATGATAAATCTGTAAAATCAATAATATAAAATCCTTTCTGATCATTCATATCACTATAATCCATTTCAAAACAATTACCTGCATAAACAATTGTTCCGTTATTATATTTTCTTTCCTCTCTTTTATGAAAATGGCCAGAAAAAATAAGATTAGTCATTTCAAGTAAGTCAGTTGATTTAAAACCGCTTTCACAAACTTTAAAATTATTATATTTAAAATTTTGTATTTCGAAATGACCGAAAACTATATCTGCATTTTTGACATCTTTTAACTCTGTACCCCACGGGCACATCATTAATTTTTTATCATAAATTTTAATTAATTGAGGAGTATCAATTACATTAATATTATTTTTTGAATTTAAAATAGATAAGGAATTAACAGATGATGTGTCTTTATAATAAGAATCATGATTACCAGTAATCATAGTAATATTAAAATTCTTAAAAATATCAAGAATAATATTTGCTGCGTGTAGACATTTAACATTAACTTCATCTCTATAATGAAAAAAATCTCCTCCGAAAATAACTTGATCTATTTCGTTTTTTTCGACCTCACTCTTAAACCACTCAGCCCAATCGACTGCGGTTTTAAGCCACTTATCGCTATTTTGGTGTACTCCGAGATGTAAATCTGTAAAAAACGCAACCTTACTCATAATTCTCTTCGTCGAGATTTTTTACATAAACTTTACCATTACCATCTTCACACATAATCTCTTCGTATACAACTTCTTGATACTCATTTATAGTTTGTTTATATCTCTTTTCCTTTTTTATTCTATTAATAAAAGCATGATATGCTATTGTAGTAAAATATGAGAATGGGTTAGAATGAGAATCTATATTAAACTTTTTATGTTTGAGAGCGGTAAACATTTTTACAATTGCATCTCCAACCATTTCATCTTTATATGTGTAATTGATAAAGTTCGTTGCATAGCTAAGACCTATAGCAATTTTGTTAATAGATTCTGCGAGTTGATCGTCAAGATTATCTGTCTTATAATAATCTTTAATTTGCTCGTAAAAAGTTTTAGGATTTACGTAATACTCTTTCTTTTTACTTTTCGAAGTATTTTGTTTGCTCATATTTTATATTTTCAGATTTATAAAGTTTTTTGCGCTCGTCAATATGTCGTTGACCATATATAAGATTATCTGCGATATCAAATATTATAAGCTGCTTTTTATCTTTATGCAACCGCAGGCCTCGACCTATACTTTGAACTATTCTTATTTTAGCTTTTCCACCATTTGCAAAAACTATATAGTGTAAATTTTTTATATTAATACCTGTAGAAAATATTTTAGATATAGCTATTACAACTATATTATTTTCTACCTCCATTAGTTTTTGTATTCGCTGTCTTTCTTCTACATCAACTTCCCCTCTTATAAAGAACACTTTTTTATTTTTACATTTATTTGAAAGTTTTTCAAAAAGTATTTCTCCATGTTCAATATAATCAATAAGTATAAGTGTATTATTATCTAAATTATTAGATAAATCACTAATTATATTGTTTCTAAAATTATTGGATTTTATAAATTCTCCTTCTTGTAAGTAAAAATTTACATTAGAGTTTTTATTATAAATTTCTTCTTGTTTAGTTTTATAGTTTAGTTCTAGAATAAAAACTTTAGCAGGAGTTACAAAATTTTCTTTTCTTAATTCATATGCTTTTTTCTCATATAATTGAGGACCAATTTTTCCATAAATGTTCCATTTATCTAGAGGCTCATCTGGTAGAGTGCCTGTAAATCCAAACTTATTAAAAGTTTTTATGCTCTTAATAATTTTATTAATTTTGTTATCTTTTCGTAATTTGTGTGTTTCATCAACAATAAGTATATCAATATTTTCAAGCCATTTTGTATCACTTTTATCGCTTTGAAGTATACCCATGTTCGCAATCACAAGATTAGTATTTAAATTTAATTAATTATTACCTGACCATATAGAGTGACTATAATTTACTTCATATTCTTTAAAATCTTTATGAGTTTGATTAACAAGGCCTAAGTCAGGGACTATAATTAAACCTTTGAAAAATTTATTAATATTTTGATAATAAAATTCTAGTAAGCTAGCCATTGTAAGAGTTTTACCTCCAGCTGTTGCTAGTACTATAGTACCTCTACCTGAATTAATACATCTATCGACTATATTCTGTTGGTAGTCTCTTAGTTCGAATTTAAGTTTATAATTACGAGTTGGGTATGAAAAAGAAGGAGTAAGTATTTTTTGTACTTGATCTGCTATTTTGTATTGTATATTTTTATCTTTACAATATTTTTTTATTTCTTCTATAAGACCTATATCACATTTACCTTTAGGAGTAATTGCATATATTCTATCTTTGATAAAGCGAGATCTTAAACGTCTCTGAAAATTAGCTGCTTTGTTTTCTACACTGAAAAACTCTCTAATTATATTTAATTCAGAACCAATGATAGTACATTGATTTTCATTGAAGTATTCAAATACTATCATTGTAGTTCTAGTTTTTCTAGTTCTATTAAATTTTTAATATCCCACTGAATATTATTGACAATATTTTGAATTTTATCTAAATACTCTAAAATTAACTCTTCTTCTTCAATTTTATTATTAATCTTAAGTATACTAGGATTATTATGTACTGCTTTTTCAGCAATATTAATATTGATTTTTACAGGAGAATTTTCTATGTATTCTTCTATTAGATCAGTATATAAACTTTTTTTCTGTACTTTTAATTTAATTAAATTTCTTTTATGATTTATATAACGTCCAGCCCATTTATGTTTTAATGATGGTAACTTAGTTTGATGATCTCCTAAATTTAGTTTATTTAGACTAATTTCAGGTTTAAGTTCGTCACTATAACGATCTAATATTTCATCAATACTCATATATACATTGTAATATATATTTGTAAAAATCAACTATAAATTTATATACTACTTCTCGACGGTCTCTACAAACCATTTATTTCATTTATTTGAATATGCAACTTTTTGATTAAATAATTAAGTATGGATTTTACAGTCTTTATTTAGGGTATATAACCGAATTCACAGTAGCTGATGCTGGTCTAGCTGGTGATGCTGATTTTAGTTATAATTCTGGAGATACTTATGCTCCTGGAGATGCTCGTATACCAAAAGCACTAGGGGCTACAATCTCTCGAAAAGGTAAAGTTAAAAAGAAACGTAAAAAAAAACTAAACGAAAATAAATCCATACACGATTACCTCATCTTACCACCTCAAGGTAAAGATCAAGAAAATATAGTTGATAAGATTGCTCAACTTAAAACTAATCCTGACGAGGTTTATAGAGGTATGTCATCAGCTGAATATAAAAATTTACTTAAGCATAAACAAGTTGTGTCTCGAGGAGCAGGTAATACTAGTAAGGGTATCACTGGGAGCTACGTGTCTGACAGTGTACAATTAGGAGGTAGGTTTGCTTTTACAGAATACAAACAAAAAGGGAGAGCCTTTTTATTAGCAATAGATAAAAATAAATTA